ACCTTGGTTATGAAATAAGGGAAGAAATCTGGCGTCATGGAAAATGTATCTATGCTATCTGATATTGACTACCGCGATATAGAATATCGCAAAGTAGGTTTTGATAAATTTTACGAATTTCATTGCCTTACAAACGATTGCTCCCCCGACATCGCAGTTGAAAAATGGATTGCCGATGATATGGGGTTTGACTTTGAGAAACGTTGTGTCCTTGGTTTGTTTCATGGTGCAACTTATGCTGGTCCATGCGAGTCAATGTTTGCTGATCGTTTCTCAACCATCACACCAAATGTTCAGGGGTTAGTTGACTTTTTCTTTGAGAACAAAAAACGACTCCTGTTTTCGCCTGACTGTAAGTACCGCAAACTTGTATTTGATAAGTTTCTTTATTCAGTTGGCGAGTCATTGAAGCACTATGGCACACTTGGGAACTTTATCCAGTCATGCCTACAAAGCGATGACAAATACAAGAACTACAATGACCTCAAAGAAAAATGTATGACCAATTGGTATCACTGGGGGCGAATGGGTCACTGGTGTTTTTCAGAGGCAATTGCTAGATTTATTGATGCCCCTATCCTACCCCCAACTATGGAATTTGCTGATGGCAAAAGTCATAGGTCAGGTTGGGCGTTTTGTATCGGTCGGGACGACTTGACTGGTGATACTATTTCAAATGAAGACTGTGAATACCTAGAGCGAACTGCTGCTGAGTATATTGCTGATAAGAAATTTATCCGCGCTGGGTTTTTCACGCTTGAGACTGCTTGCTGTAATTACAAACGTCAGCATAAAGGTTCCCGTTATGGCGGCTGCTATATAGATGAACAGTATGCTGAAACGATGCAAATGAAGCGTGATTGGCCAGAGTATGACTGGCTTTGGAATAAATACCTAGAGGGTAGACAGCATGTCATTCCACAAGAACTGCTGTATGAAAACTACAAGGCTGAAACCGATCACGCCTACTGTAAAGACTGGGTAAACTGTCTAAAAGATTTTGGTCGAATTCCTCGTGTTGAGGCTTGGTACAACAAGCAACCACAACGTTGGACATCAATCAAAAACATGCCCTTCTACAATCAAGAAGCAGAAAACTCACTGACTAGATTTTTGAACTGAGGTGAATATGAAAGTTGTTGCTATATTTGGCGAGCCAGGAAGTGGCAAGTCAACTCTTATGCGTCGTGTTCTTTGTGAACTCGGTTTTGCTAAAGACACACTCAAGGAAGATTTCAAACTTGTTCCCTATCATAAGCATGAGAACAAATACGTCCTTGGTAAGTATGAAGAGGGTGAAGTGTTTGCTGGAACAGACCGAATGAGCATGGCAGTTCAGCCAGAGGCTATTAAGTTTCTTGACACACTGCCAAATGACTCCGTTGTTTTCTTTGAGGGTGATCGTCTTTGTACTGCTTCTTTTTTAGAGCATTGCAATAATAAGTTTGACCTCAAGATGGTTTACCTACAAACCAAGTCTGATACTCGCAAGGTTCGTTATGCTGAGCGTGGGTCAAACCAAAATGAGACTTGGCTTGCTGGTCGTGAAAGTAAAATCAGTAACATACTTGGTAACTTTGAGTTGAAGTTTGTAACTGAACGTTTCAATAATGAGAGCATTGAGGATCAAGATAAAATTATGAAGTATATTACAGAGGTGGTCAATGGCTGATTATAAATACAATGAGGGTGCAACACTTGATGAAATTCGAGAGTACGTCAATAGCACCTACGCCCAACACTACTCACAAAACAAATATCAGGCAACTGAGTTTATTATTGACTCGGGTCACGGCACTGGTTTTTGTATGGGCAACATTCAAAAGTATTCGCAACGCTATGGTAAAAAAGGTACACCTGAAGAGTGGCGAAAAGACTTATTGAAGATTATTCACTATTCAATTATTCAACTTTATATTCACGATGAGGCAATGAAAAATGGGAATTGATATTAAGGTGTCTGTAGAAGAACTCCGCAAGCGTAAGTTATTTCTTGCGGTTCCAATGTATGGCGGTCAATGTAGTGGTATGTTTGCTAGGTCAGTTGCTGACCTTTCAGCACTTTGTACACACTATGGAATTCAGGTAAGGTTTTACTTTTTGTTCAATGAGTCACTAATCACTCGCGCGAGAAACTATTGCGCTGATGAGTTTATGCGCAGTGGTGATACTCACTTGATGTTCATTGACTCTGATATTGGATTTAATGCCAACGATGTCATTGCGCTTCTTGCGTTGTCTGATCATGAAGATCCTGATAACAAGTATGACATCATCGCTGGTCCATACCCAAAGAAGTGCATTAGTTGGGAAAAGATTAAGGTTGCCGTTGATAAGGGATTTGCTGATAAAGACCCAGCAGATCTTGACAAGTACGTTGGTGACTACGTTTTCAACCCAGTTGGCGGTCAGACCGAAATTCCACTCGGGCAACCAGTTGAAGTGCTTGAGGCGGGAACTGGCTTCATGATGATTCGCCGTAAGACGTTTGAAAAATTCCAGGAAGCATATCCAAAGCAATTGTATCGCCCAGATCATATCCGCACTGAGCACTTTGATGGCACTCGTCAGATCATGGCATTTTTCGACACCCCAATTTGCGAGGAGTCAAATCGCTACTTGTCTGAGGACTATATGTTCTGTCAGTGGTCACGCAAAGCTGAAATGCACGTTTGGCTTTGCCCATGGATGAAACTCCAGCACGTTGGTATGTATGTGTTCGGCGGTTCACTCATTGATCTTGCTCAAATTGGCGCAGCAGCAACTGCTGATTCTAGTTTGTTAAAGAAGAAAAAGTGACCCTTGACTTAATTTGTGATTTGCGTTAGAGTTAATAACTCGTTTGTTATAGGAGATTGTTATGAAACTTGATGATAAGACAGTTAGTGTATTGAAGAATTTTGCAACCATTAATCAATCAGTGCTTGTAAAGCCTGGCAACGTTATCCGCACCATTTCACCGTCAAAGACTGTGATGGCAAAGGCAATGTTGAATCAAGACTTCCCCCAGCAGTTTGCGATTTATGACGTTTCCCGTTTCTTGGGTGTCGTTTCTCAGTTTGACTCTCCAGAGTTGACCTTTAATGAGAAGCACGTTGTTGTGGGTGATGGTGAAGAGCAGTGTGAGTATACTTTCACTGATCCTTCTATGATCGTTGCTGCACCTGAAAAGGAAATTAATCTCTCAAATGCTGAAGTTAATTTCCATTTGCCAGAAGCCAAGTTGACCAAGGCTACACGTGCGCTTGGCGTGCTAGGTTTGCCTGAGATTGCCGTCACAGGCAAGAATGGTAAAATCTATCTTCAGGCGGTTGATGTCAAGGGTACAACTGCTGACGTTTTCAACGTTGAAGTTGGTACAACCAATGCGAACTTCCGCATGGTGTTCCGCGCTGAAAATATCAAGGTGATGGCTGGCGACTACGATGTATCAATTTCATCGAAGGGTTTGTCACACTTTAAGGGTAAGGAAGTCGAGTACTGGATTGCTGTTGAGTCTTCATCCTCTTATCAGGGTTAATTGATGGGGGAGGCAACTCCCCCTCTTTTATTGTGAGGCAATTATGAAAGATCTTATTTTTGCGGCACTGATTTTAGGTTTTGCTGTTTACACGCTGGTTGCTTTCTTTTTAAATTTAGAACCATCTTATGGCATTTATGGTATTCTAATTTCCATGGGTGCTGAGGTTGGTTACAATGAATGGTCGCGGAGAAAAAACGATGACAACAAGACGTAATTTCTTCAAATATCTTGGTCTTGCTGGTGGCGTGGCTGGTGGCGGCATTGTTGCCGCTGCAGCCGTTTTGCCAGATCCTGAAAAAACAGAGTGTGTAAAGAAACTTGACAAAACCATGACCAATATACAATTCCAGCAAACTTATGGTCAAAGACTTCCAGATCCAGCATCGCCTTCAAACCATATGTTCATACGTGAACCACGATATGTTTCTGGTACAAGAAAGGATGTTAATGTTGGAATGAATGTCGGACCAGACGGTGAAATGTATTTAAAGATTAATGGAAAGTGGCGTAGAATAGTAACTGAGTGATTTTTAATTTTATAATGATAGAGGTGAAAAATGCTTACTGACTTTTTGTGGGTTGAAAAATACCGCCCCAAGACCATCGCTGATACAATTTTACCTGAACAACTCAAGGTAACTTTCCAGCAATTCGTCGATCAAAAAAATATCCCAAACTTACTTCTCTCTGGTGGGGCTGGTGTAGGTAAAACTACTGTTGCTAAAGCAATGTGTGAAATGCTTGATTGCGATTACATCGTGATCAACGGTTCGTTAAATGGTAACATTGATACATTGCGTAATGAAATCAGTAGGTTTGCCTCATCAGTTTCTCTCCGTGGCGGTCGCAAGTATGTCATCCTTGATGAGGCTGACTATCTAACCAACAACACCCAGCCAGCCCTCCGTAATTTTATGGAGGAGTTTTCAAAGAACTGTGGTTTTATCCTCACTTGTAATTTTAAAGACAAAATCATTGACCCACTGAAGTCACGGTGTTCGGTCATTGAGTTTAAAATCAACAAGGGTGATATGGCTGAACTCGCCAAGCAGTTCATGAAGCGTGTGATGGACATCCTCAACGCTGAGAATGTTCCATATGAAAAGGCAGTTGTTGCTGAGGTAATCAAGAAGCATTTCCCTGATTGGCGTAGAGTTTTGAATGAACTTCAACGCTATTCAGCAACTGGTAAAATCGACACTGGCATCCTTTCAAATATGCGGGATGTCAACCTTACCAAACTCGTTGGATACCTCAAAGAAAAAGACTATACCAACTTACGCAAGTGGATTGGCGAGGCTGACTTTGAGCCAAATGAATTTTTCCGTAACTTGTTTGACAAGTGTGAAGAGTATGTAGACAAAAAGAGCATCCCTCAACTTGTTCTTATCATTGCTCGCTATCAGTATCAAAATGCATTTGTTGCAAATCCCGATATCAACTTGATGGCTTGCTTGACTGAGATCATGGTTGAGTGTGAGTTCAAATGATCTTTGACATACTCACTAAAGGCAAATGCAAAATGTGTTATGCAAAAAAGAAACCAAATGAAGAGTTTTCTATTTTGCGAATGCAGGTTCAAGAAGGTTTGATTGAGTTGGAAATTTGTGAGCCTTGCGCTGAATTTTTCGACAAGTCTGCTGAAGTTTTGAGGAACAAAAATGGCAAAGATGAATCCATTTGATTTTGTAGACTCCATCAACTTTAGTAAAAAAGATTTGATGCGAGGCACTGAGAACGATCAACTTGCGGAAAAGTCATACAATGCGTGGCTTATCAACAGTGCTTTGTCTTACTTCCCCGATACAATTCAGTATGCTAACGTGATGAATGGTAACCATCACTTGGATAACAAACTTCAGTATCAGTATTTAATAAATATTGTTAGACCCAAGAAGCGATATAGCAAATGGGCGAAGAAGAAGGAAGACAGTGATTTGGAAGCGGTCGCCAGATGTTATGGTTACAACATGAAGAAGGCAAGATCTGCTATTCAAATTCTATCACCTGAACAACTACAACAATTAAAAGAATTTGACAAAGGTGGATAAAAATGAGTTCAGTAGAATCACTAGTAGAGGTCATACTCAAAACTGAAGATGACTTCTTGAAAGTGCGTGAAACATTGACACGCATCGGCGTTGCATCTCGTAAAGAGAAAACACTTTATCAATCTTGCCACATCCTTCATAAACAAGGCAAGTATTACATCGTTCATTTCAAAGAGTTGTTTGCTCTTGATGGTAAGCCAACAGAGTTTTCTGAATCAGATCAAGGTCGCCGAAATACGATTACCAACCTACTCCAAGAGTGGGGTTTGGTGAAGATTGTTGATGCCAGCAAAACTGCTGAACCAGTTGTCCCATTGAGTCAGATTAAAATTCTCCCATATAAAGAGAAAAATGACTGGGAACTGGTAACCAAGTACAACATTGGTAGAAAAAAGACCCCTTGACTTAATTTCAAGAACTCAATATACTCTTACTATCGTTTAATTATTAGTAGGTGAAATATGAGTATCAAGGGTCGAATCGCGATGTTTTGTTTGAGTAAGTGGTATGTTCCTTGGGAAATGTTCCCCAAGCGTTTGAAAGACTTACTTTACAAGTGGCACTTGGAATCACTATGAAATTTTGTCATGTTTGCAACACTGAGGTTGAAGAAGCCTGTTATCAAAAGGGATGTCCAGTGAAGCCCAAACTTACCTGGAGTGAACTGAAAACTAACAAGATTGCTCGTCGAGATATCTACATCATTCTTGGGTTTGCAGTTTTGTTCTCTGTGTTGATCGCTTTTATTTACTCGTAATAAATAATTTTTTAAAAAACACTTTTTTTATTTTCTGACTTAATGTATACTTCTTTCTATGTTGGATGAGGTAAGGTTACTTGCCCACCAACAACTTGACCTGTATCATAAGCGCATACAGGCGCACCGATAGCGAAGTTCGGCGGTTGAGAGCCACGGTTACGAAAAGACCGTCCTGTATTAGGTAAGCAGGAATTTTTGTCCAAGCGACAAAATTGCTTTTTAAAATTAAGAACATTGGGTAAGGTTTTGATGCATACTTGTATGCGGAAAACCATCGACAACTGCGGGTGTTGGGGCAGGTGTCACATATGCTGAGTTGGCACAGCGGCGACTGCACCTCTTTTGTAAGGAGGCATACAAACATCGGGAGTTCGAGTCTCTCACTCAGCACCAATTTGGTCCCATCGTCTATCGGTTAGGACATCCGCCTTTCACGCAGAAAAGAGGGGTTCGATTCCCCTTGGGACTACCAGATTACTTTGTTATGATTTTTTGGGGTTGAAACATTAAAGTGATGTAACGGACTTTTAATCCGTAAAAGAGGGAGCGTTACCCTCCAGCCCTACCATACGTTTGGGTCTATCGTATAACGGTG